GTGAATCCATTGTATAATAAAGAGAAAGTATGATTATTTTGATTATGACACGTTTTAAGTATCAATGTTTTAATCATCTCTAATGTTTCTGGATCGTTACATTGTTCTGCGCCTAAACGAAGATATGCTGGACCAGATATAACATATTCAAAAATTTTCATGCAAACAAGTCCTCGAGACTATTATTAGATAGTTTTTCATTAGGTATAAAATTCTTATCTTTAGACAGATAAGTGTGTTCATCAGTATAGATTATATTATACTTATGCTTGTTTGTCAATACACTTTTAATATCCTCGATAGCCAAACTTTTTCTTTTTAATGCAAATATAAAATCTAGATATTTTATTGTATCATATTCATTAATTTTGGCAGCATCTGATTTGGACATCGTTGAGGGAACAAAACTATGGAGGAAGTCTACCCATTTTTGTTCAGTGCCACTATCCAAATGCTTTACATAATCTAAAGCGCCCTCATTGTACCAACTCTTTGGATCCATATTATCATAGGCTTTTTGAACAAAGTCTGCAGCTTTATCCATAGATACTCTACCATAAAATTTCTTATCAAAATTTGTTACCCATTCAGATTTATCAATTACAATGCTTGGCATATGTCCCATACATTCAAAGAATGTAAAAGGATAATTTTCTCTTAATGAAGGATTGAAATGAATTTTGGCAGATTTAATAAAATCAACTTTCTCTTGCCCCACGATACCAGCTTTCATTTCATAGTCAATTATTCCTAATTCTAAAAGTCTTGCTTCAAATTTTTTCTTACCATTACTGTTAGTAATAATTTTGGCAGGTAATCCTGTCTTTTTAATTACTTCAAGAAAAGCCTCAGGATTTTTTCTTTCTTCCCATCTACCTATATACAATACACCTTTTCTTTCTTTATAGTTAGGTGTGAGTAATTCTCTCTCAGACATTGGCATAGGCAATAAGGTAGCATGGTTACTACCATTAATTTTTAATTCATCTACATTTCTTTGAGATTGAGTACCAACAAAAGCATGTTCTACAGTCATGAGTCTGTTGAAAAACTCATTACAACTTTCAGTAAAAACACCTTTAAATTTTCTAGTATCTCTAAATACCATTGACTCTTCGTGAGTATAAAATACTACAGGAATATTTCTTCCAAGATCTAATGCCAACGCGGCTGGCATTGATTCCATTGAATTACAAATAATCATATCATATAGATTTTTAGAAAAAGCATACATTAATGCTCGCCTAAAATTTATAATCTTTTCAAAATTTACTGAATCTGAGAAGGCAAAAGTGCCAGTATGTTCTGAATAAGAGTTGGAAGTGATTGGATAAACTAATGATGCGCCAAAGCCTTCTACAATAGAACTGAAGCCCCCGGTGGGAGCTTTATCCATGATAATATCTACCTTCCATCTTAGTCTATTCGCCATTTCAGTAAAACCTTTGGCAAATTGACCTATACCGCCATGAGGGACTAGATGTTGATCACTAATACAAAATGCTATTCTTTTATTATATAGTTTCATTTCATTTTATGAATAATATTAAAGAACTCTTGTTTTAAATGCGTATGTTCTCTGAATGCGCCTCGCATTACAGATGTTGTCATATCTGATTCATGTTCCTTTACGCCTCGATGAGTCATACAATGATGTTCAGCTTGTACTAATACAGCAACACCTTCAGCCTCAGTTTCTTGTTGAATAGCGTCAGCAATCTGTACTGTCATTTCTTCCTGAATCTGCGGGCGAGAAGCGATCCAATCCGCGATACGATTAAACTTACTAAGGCCGATAACATTCTTGCCCGGAAATACGCCAATATATGCTTTACCAACAATGTTTTGAAAATGATGGGCACATGTACTCCTTATAGTAATTGGGCCTGTTACATACAGTTCATCATATTCCGTTACATTAGGAAATGCTGTTACTTTAGGGGGATTAGCATATCGCCCTCTAAATGTTTCTTTAACAAACATCTTAGCAACACGCCTTGCTGTATCTTGAGTATTATGGTCGTTACTGGTATCTATAATCAATGAATGTAGAACTTGTTGAAACTTATCTGCCACTTCGTCAACTAAAAGATCAATTTCATTTTCGTTATGAATATAAGGCGAAATATTATCGTTGGCGAAAAATCTTGCTTGCCCTTCCTTGATACGTTCGCGGATGACCTGACTCATAGGACGACCAAATACAGCACCTTCATAACCAGGATGGTAGGGGGCTGCTTCAATTAATGATTGATGATCTTCTTGTTTATTGCTCATCTTGTAATAAAATCCTTGCCAAATGTTGGAGTTTGTCTTTTTCTATGAAAAATTCATAACTACTAAGCGTAGTTGCCTTTCCATTCTCATCATATAATTCTTTAGTTAAATATACTGCTTTTATATTATTGGGTAGTTTGAGATTTTTTATATCTATACTTAATCTATAATCTTGACGATCATCTAGATAATACATTTAATTTTCTTCCTATCTGAATAAAGGAAGATATAATACTAGAATTTGATTTTTCTAAACTATAAAAATTTCTAAGATAATTTAGATAATCCTCATGATCAATTGACCACTCGTCTAATTCAGAAATTACATCATCCAATTTGTAAGCAAAATCGTTATAATCATAAAAGGGGACTGAAGTAAATAATGGATGCCTAAAAAATTCTTTACCACCGTCGCCATCAAATCCCAAAACTTTACAACCACAAAATGCTGCTTCTAAGGGAGGCATCCCAAATCCTTCAGGTCCACCAAATGATAAAAATAATTTTGCCCTACGCATAATTTTGGCAGCAACATCTTTTGTAACATTATTCATCGGAACAATATTTAAATGCTTGTAGTTGCCCTTTATATATGTTTTGAAAAAGGCACTAAAATAACAATTCTTCCCCGAATAATACGTTATTATATTTTCTTTTGGTTCAGGATAAAATAGTTTATCGTCTATGCCTATTCTAAAACGAAATATTTTATTAGATGAGACTTCAAAAAATAATTTGACCCCATTGTAAGTATGATTAGAATTAACTATAACACCTGCCGCCTTATCATAAACTTCTACGTGTTCCTCATAACTTTTTTCAGAAAAGAATGCAGAATTCACACCTTGATTCAATACAACATAGTTAATATTATTAGGTATATAATGGTCATGAGCTACCCATATAAATTCTTCTGAAACCACAAAAATATCATTAGGTTTTGCATCGTTAACATGTACTAATGGGAAATCTATAAAAGGTTCATTAAGAGCATTCGTAGTATCGAATGGTATTAAAAATTTTCCAACCTCAAATCCTGCATTTTTTAATGCATACATCTGTTGCTTTATAACTTGCAACCCACCTGATGACATTTTTAAAAGACCCATCAGATTAAAAACTATACGCATTTAGGTTCCCCATTCATTTTTGAATAATGGCACTTGAAGTCTATCACTATAGCGCCAACCTTTTTTCATTGCCATCAATGCAACATTTTTATTATTCATGGCATATACCGATTCTACACCACCCACTGGCATTAAATACACTGGTCCAGTAAATCCTGCATTAGTATATTCTTTTACAGCTTGTTCAGCTTCAACAACATCGTCTTCGGTAGCTACTACAAACTTTAGATATACAAAACCATGTTCCTGATACTGCATAATAATTTCTGGCTTAATTGCCTCGGACCATTTTTCACCACTAACACTCAATTTAGGACTGACGCTAAAAGTCAATCGATCCCAACCCTTGCGCCAATGTGTTTTAAGGTATTCAGAGAATTGAGGAGTTAGTGCTTGCGTTCCGTTTGTTTCGAACGTAAGTTCCTCCAAGTTGACCATATCGGGATGCGAGAGGAGAACAGGATACGCTCTTTGCCACCCAAGGAGTGGTTCACCTCCTGTAATAACCAAATGCTCACTTGTCCACTTACCATGAGGTAGCATACGTAAAATGGCATCAACAATACCATCAACAGACAGCAAAGGGCTAAGATGCTTAAACCTAACATCCCAGCTAGCGTAACTATCACACCCTGTAGTAACAAGAGGCAGAGATTTATAATCTTTGTACTGGTCCGCATGTTGTGCAATAATTTTTCGTTCGTCACTCTTTTCTCCTTTGGGCATTCCAAAGCCATCGCAGGTAAAGTTGCAGCCAAAGGTTCTTAAGAAAACGCTGGGCACTCCCATGAAACGACCTTCACCCTGGATCGAATAAAACAATTCAGATATTTTAATTTTAGACATTTTTCACCTCGTAATAATATATTATATAGTGTTCTTTTATTCTGTGTCAACAGTAGTTTTTACATCTTCTTCAGCTAATTTGTTCTTTTTTGGTAATACAACTACCCGTTTATCAATATCAACCTGGTCTAATTGTTTTTTCAAATAGTCTATAAATTGATTTGAAAATTCTCCACTATCATGTTCTTGGGTTATAATTGAATCAATATCCATATTTTCAATAATTTTATATTTTGTTGCTTGCTGCTTCTTTTCTTTTTGTATTCGCCTAATGAAGGCAAAGTATACAATCTGTGTGTAATACGCAAAAGGATTAGATGATTTACTCGGATCAAATTTTGCAACAGCTGTTAGGCAATTTTCTATACCATCACTTATCATATCATCTTTAAAGGTGTAGTTAATAAAATTAGATTTGTATGATAAATGTGTGGCAATCTTAATAAAGCAATCGCCTATATAGTTAGGCACTTGGGGTTGTATCTCACCTCGTTCAGCTGCCGCATCAATTTGTTTTCTGTATTCTACAAGTGCCGCATAGAATTTTTTATTATCAATATAGTGAGAAGTTGTGGGCAAACTTTCAGTGGATAGTTCTGTTTCCGGAGACGCAGAACTTGTTTGAGTTTTCTTCTTGGCTTTCATTTTGATTTTCCGTTTTAATTTTCTTTAAAAGTTGAAGTAGTGGATTATTTTCTAATTCTTCTTCAACCACAAGGTCATCTAGATAATTCTTTTTTCGCTGTTCTACAAACTCCTCATAATTTTTTCTAGCATTATCTGTTATCTCGGATATTGTTAATATATGGGATGTAGGTATTTTAAAATCTGTAGATTCGGAAAATCCTACCCAAGGCATTAACACATAAGATTCAACCATTAAAGAACCTCTCGGAATTCGCACCGATGCTATCACAACAGGATCAATTACTTTTATTATCTTTTTACTAAAAACACTTTCTTCGTTTTCTTCAAGTTTACAAATAATATTATCGCCTGTAGATAATTTTAAAAGCCTATAGTTCAGGTCATTCATTTTATTTCAACCTTTACTAATTTGTAATCGAAGTGTTCGTCGTTATAAATTTTAATTCTTTCAATCATATGTAATAATGTATAATTTTTTTTAGATTTCCAAGTTAGATCGTCACCTATGTCATAAAGATTACAAGAATTTTTAGTTTCACTTGTTCTAAGTCCTCGCCCTATAGATTGTAGATTTCTGATTCTAGACTTGGACGGAGAAGCAAATATGATGTTATGTAAATTTTTTATATTTATCCCCGTACTAAAGGTGCCATACGAAGCAACAATAATAGCATTATTTTCTTTTTCAGTCAATTGCCGTATCTGCTCTCTTTGATCAGTATCGGTACCACCATATACAAAAAACACTTGTCTATCTTGGCACTTTGTCCATATCATATCATATAATTGTTTACCATGTTTTTCTACAAACTGAAACAATACTAAAGTATTTCCCTTTTGATCTATAGCTAAATTTCTAATAAACTTATTTCTGCCTGGATGTGAAACTAAAAAATCCATTTCTTCTTGATACTGCAGTCCCTTAGTACTTTTTTTAATTTCATCCGGGTAATTTAAAATTATAGAAAATATTTTTAAATCAGCTAGAGTATTATCATTAATAAGTTTTTTGGTAGTTGTTACTTTATATACAGGACCAAACAATCCTTCTAAAACTAATTTATGAGTTTTGGTTCCATCTAAAGTACCAGTTGTTCCGACTCTAAACGGTGTAGTCGTACATTTGTTAAGTATGCTGGTAAGTGATTTGGCCTTAAAGAGATGGGCTTCGTCGCCATAAATAACGTGAAATTCGGAGAAGAAACTCTTGGGAAGCTTGTAAATTGACTGCCAAGTACTAATAACAACGTTGTAAAGATTAGACTTCTCATGACCACCATATATCCTATGACAATTTTCGCTTGCGCGCCACTCATTTAATCCAGAGTAATCTTGGAAATCTGAGTACATTTGTTCCACAAGGCTTGTTGTAGGGACAAGTATAAGTTGTCGTCTCCCATATTTTTCATGCCATCGTAATAAGCAGTAAATAATAAGAGATTTTCCCGAACCAGTTGGCGATAATAATAAGCGTCTTCCGTTGATAATTGCTTGATATATTGCATCGATTTGATAATCTCGTATAGTTAAGAGTTGGCCTTTAGATGCAAGTTTTAAACTATTACAAAAATCTTTTACTTCATCCAATGTAACTTCATCATAAGATTTTTTATAGTTTGAATCATCTATAACATATTCACGTTCTTTTGCAAAATGTTCGAGATATTCTTTTAGACCAATGTAAAGTTCTTTGGTGAACATAGAGAATAAACGAACTTTTCCATCCCACATGCGAGATTTATATAAAGGATGGAATTTTGCCCCAGGTACTTCAAATGAAAAATGATCGTTTAATTCTTGAGCAACAGATGGATCACTATCCACAATTAAATGTACTTCGTTTTTCTTTCTAATAGAAATATCAGACATCACATTAAACCATTAGTAAATTTTGACCATTCTATACTAGATTTAATATCCCATGTTCTAGAATTTATAGAACGAATTATTTGTTCAAGTTGATAAAGAACAGTTTTAAAATACTCAACTTTATCTTGTAATTTTAATAGATCGGAGTCTCCCTGTAAGAATTCATCAATTTCATTTTTGAGGGGTTTGGCTCCTTGCCATTGTTGCCACCCCTCTTCTGTTAATTCATCACGAGACATTTCACCTCTATAATAACGATATTTTTTTCTTCTAGTATTTAAATAATCTGATTCTGCTTTACGAAGATTTAATCTTGTTGATGAGAGTAGATTAATATATTTAGCATGAAGAATAGGAACTCGAGCAGATTCTTTGCCTAGATTTGTTTCATCAATCTTACAGTCTTCTGCCCACATTTCCTGCAGGTCAGATAGTTTCATTTAATTGATTTGAATAATTTGAGCAGGATTACCTTGGAAATTATATGATCCAAAATGATTAAGTGAGATAGTAGGATCTAACCAGATATCTCCACCGATATCTTGCCAACGTCGACAGAATGTATAATCCTCTGACAAATATCTTTTATCCACCGGATCCAGCATAGTATCAAATAGTGCATAAAAATAATCTTGTAAATCTGAACCAGTATTAAGATCATTATTATATTTGAGTTCTGGATATGCTGCTAGAAGTTTATCAATAGCTGTTCGTTTAATAAGCATAAAACCTGTGCCAGCATCATGCAAACGAATAAGCCCATTTTCGATTGCTATTTGTTTTAAATCACGATTGACGAATTTGAAATTAATAGCATAATCACTACCGAGAGCAGCAATCTGTTGATCAGAAAGTTGTTTGCCTTGAACGCCCTCACGAATTCTTTGCCAATTTACACCCTTTTTAGGATAAGCACCAACTACTACTTCCTTATCATGAGCAATCAACTTTAGAATGTCTTCAGTTTGAAACTCAATATCTGCATCAATAAACAAAAGGTGAGAAAACCCAGATTGAATAAAATATGCTAAAAGAACATTACGTGCTCTTGTAACTAATGATTCATTGGCAATAGTGCCAAAAGCTAATGAAATACCATGTTGATTAAAAAATGTTAACGCTCGAATCACCGAACGAAAATACGCTTCATGAATCAAACCACCATATGCAGGAGTACCTACGAAAATTTTATGTTTTCTTAGGTCATCTACCTTAATTTGTAATTGTTTAGTACCTGGTACTGAAGGTGTCTCGATAGGAGGAATGCCTTCTGTAGGTGCTTGCAAAGTTTGCGGTTTGATTTTTGATGGATTCAATTTAATTGCCATTCTAACTCCAAAGTTTAAATAATTTCTATATCAAATACTTTATATCTGAAGGATGCGATTGCTGTAAAATACTGGACATCTTGAGAAACAACATCAAAATCTAAAGCTTCTATAGATATTGGGAACAACTCTTTGAATATTATATTTACTTTAGGATTGTTTGTCGAGTCTAAAATAGTTAATGTGCCATCTGAGTAAGCCAAAACAGCTAGATTGTTTTGTTTATCACGTATAAAAGGAAAAGCGGTTGGTCTGTTTTGCACAAAAGATTCAAATTGGGTGTAATTGTTTGGAAACCCCAAAGCATTTATCCAATTGTAAATTTCCAAATAATTAGACATGTCCTCAGAAATCAAAAATCTTATTGTGAAATCACCATAAAGAATTTTATCTCCAATTACTGGTATATCTGTAAAAGGAGTAGGTTGGACTGCATTACCTATGTTTAATGAAGGTAAATTTGCCGATTGACAAGTAAATGAAGTATTTGGCAAATCTTTTATTTGAAATCTAAAAGCATTAGGGCGCAAAAAATCATAAGTAGTAGGTCTACTAGATTCATAACTATTTACTAATACGTTTGAATTTGCGATATAAGCCATTTATCACCTCCCTATTATTTATAAAGACAAAAAAAGGGATCCGAAGATCCCTTTAAGATCGCTCTTAACGGCGATTACATCAAATTAATAACCTTAGTACGACGATAGTACTGGTTACGATCTGCTGTAAATGTAGCACCATCTAAATCAGATACGCTTGATGTAGATGTTACATATGGATTGGCAATTAGACCATAACGTGTCTTAAAGCCAATCTTTGGTTGGAAGCTGTTAGGATCAACAGCACGAACCATTTGCAGAGGAACATATGGGCAATAGAATAAACCAGCATCATATGGGCTAGCACCTTTGTACCCTACCATATAGAACTGATTTGCATCATTTAGATTTGCTGAATATGGATCGATATAAACACGATAGCGACCATTTAAAACACCAGCAAATGTATTGCCTGTATCGTCAACTGTTAGATTTGTACTTAATGCTGGGGCGTAATCTAAAACACCAGACATAGCTAAAGCACTTGCAACGTCTGCAGAGCAAACGATGAAGTTACCTTTACCACGACGAGTATCTTGAGCAATAGCATTAGCATCGCGCTCTATATTAAATAGAAGACCTTTGAAACGCTCTACAGACCAACGACCGTTGGAATCAACGTCTAAATCAAAAGTACCAGCAGTAGCTGTAGCAGGAGAACCTGGCTTAGCAACTTTGTAAATTAAACGTACGATTTCACGATTAATTTCAAACATAAATTCTTGGCTAAGAATGTTGCTTAGTTCTGATTCTGCATCCAATCCATGGATTGCTTTCAAATCTTGAGCAAGTTCTACTGTATATTCAGCTTTAAGCGCACGGCTCTTAGCAGTTACAGAAGTCTTGTCAATAGCGAAAGACATTTCATTAAATGCTTGTCCGCCTGATGTACCCATAGCTTCAGCAGTTGCTGTTGTTACACCAGCGCCTGTTGTATATGTACCATCAACTGGATTAGAACCTGCATGTCCGCTTGCGTTGCCAGAGAATGAAGTATTAGCTTCATTGTATAATGCTTCTACACGAGTAGAAGTATTAGCACGCTCTGTACCATAGATTGATCTCATAGCAAAGATCAATCCTGTTGGACCTGTCATTGGCTGAACACCGCAAATATCATATGCCATCAAATTAGGCATAGAACGACGTACTAAGCCAATAAGAATTGGGTCATACTTTTCAATACCGTTTGTTGCGCTAATGTTATTTGTTGGTGCTGCTTCAAAAAGAGCGCTACGCTCTTCACGTAATGCTCTCTCCTGATTTTCTAAAAGAACTGCAGTAACAGCTCTTTTATAGGAATCCTTGATTTCTGGAAGATCAGGATGAGCAATGATTGCTCCCCATTTTTCTTGTAATTGTTCTGCTAAAAACATTTTGTTCTCCTTACGAACCTAAATAATTATTTTCAAGCACGTTTAACTGTTCTTGAAAGTGCCCTAGCATAAGCTGCTACTGTTGTGCTGCTTTCCACAATAGATGTGTCAGTAGCTTCAGATGCATCCTCAACTAAAGTTTGGGACTGTTTAATATTAACGGTAGAAGTAGATTTAGGGAAGTAATTTTCCTTAATCACTGAGACTTTATCTCTAAATAAAGTTTCATCATCGTAGTTAACACCTTCTACTAACTTTCTTAACTTAGCTGCTTCTGTATCAGCTAAATCCTTAGACATTTCATCAAGAATTAAATCTTTTCTTAATACAGTTACTTCTGTACTAAGTTCAACATTTGTCTTGATTGCTTCATCCAACTTAGCTTCTAAATCTTCAGCCTTAGTTTGTAGCTCACCAATTACATCGTATTTTTCTTCAGGAACTTCTACATAGTGTTCCTTAAATAAATTCTTAAGTCCATTGATAAAATCTTCAGCTATTTCGGTACGAAGACCATTTTCAATAGCTAGTTTATTATCATCCATCCATTGTTCTACAACATAGTTTAGATAGGAGTCAACCTTTTCTACCATGTTATCTCTTAGTTCAATGAAATCTTCTTCAAATTTTTCTTCAAGTGAAGTAGTAACTTTTTCCATTTCATAATTTACGCGAGCAATAACTGCTGCCTCAAAAATGGAAGTAGCTTTTTCTTTGAACTCTTCGGACAAATCTGCACCAAATATCGGAGATAGATCTATAGCTTCAGGTTCAGATACTGCTTCTACTTCAGTAACTTCTTCTTCTTCAGTTTCTTCTTCCTCACTCATTGGTTTATTACCAGATGAGGCAGACATATTTACTACTTTCTGAAGATCCATAGTAGTAGAGAAATTAGGAGTAGCACCAGGACCAGATGCTGTTAGATTATTTTTATTGATACCTTTGCTAACCTTGGCTCCTTGGTTCTCTTCTTTCTCATCTCGTGTTTCATAAGATGCGTCTTCAGAGTCGCCTTGTTTTGGGCTAGAAGCATCGCCTGAGTTAGCAGGCTTGATAGTTGTATCTTTGCTAACAGTACCTGCACCCATTTGATCAGCTTCGTCAAGATTTGCTTTGGCCTCTAGACGACCAAGCAACTCTTTAATTTTGCTTTCTACTGACATTATTGTCTCCTAATGGAAATTTACTCAATTATTTATAATTATGGCTTTCTAGACAAAGACGCCATAAATTCTTCAAAGATTTTGATTTTAGTTGCATCTAAATCTTTTGATTTAGTTTCTTTAATTTGTTTTTGTGCTTTTTCTATTTGACTAGCTTTCCACACACCGTTCTCACATATCCATTCTACATTTTCCATAATGCCTTGAACAAAGGCTTCCGGAGCTGATGGGTCAGCTACTATATCAACAGTAGCTAAATGGAAATCATCTTGTACTTCCATAACACCATTTTTTTCTTTTAGTGAACCTAACCCTCTAGATGATACACCAAGCATTACACCTTCTTCTATAAAATTTTTAGCAATCTTACCCATAGGTGTATCTAATATTTTTGCACGACCTATTACATTGTTTTCTTTAAAATGCAATTGTGTTATTAGATGTGAAACTTGATTCAAATTAATCTGAGGATTTGGTGGATGACCTAATTCACCTAAAGATCTTTTTTGCTCAATAAGAGCTTGATATCTTCCAAGCTCTTTTTCCATAATACTTTTACCATACATTCTACCATTTTTATTCTTAACCTCAGTTTGCATAAAGATGCCTTCAATGAAGACATTCTTTTTACCATTGCCGGCATCCTCGGTAATGTATTGTACATCTTGAGTTACTTCAGTAAATAATTTCATCTTAGTCGTACTTACTATAAAGAATTTGTTGATTTGGTAATTGATAGCCTTGTGTCTTAGATAAATTTAAAATAGCAGTGCCACCAGAACCCGATAAAGTAACAGTAATATTGGCATTATTATTTTGTGTATCTACAAAACCCCACTGCTGATTAAATGACCAATTATCATTACTATAAATTACTATAGTATTTGTAGAAGCTCTGGTTAATGTAAGAGAATCTGATCCGCCTAAGCTCCAAAGTAATCCGGCAACATTGACATTGGCATTTGCATAACCTAAAAAGGTTTCATCAGCAGTTTTTAGATCTGCATTCAAATCTATATTAGCAGTACCTGCCCCCACTAATTTAACTATAGCAGTTTGCGGTGTCTTTTTTAAAACTGTTTTAACAACTGGCATTTTTAATCCTTATTAATCCTGCTCTTCTTCTCTCATCACAGCCTTTGCAATTTTATGGGCTTTTTTGATAGTAGATTTTTCTAAAGGAGGTTTATCGCCTGTAGATTTCATAGCACTTGCCATACCTATAGCATAAGGACTTCTAGAAGCTTCTGCAACAACAGGCTCATCTTCTGTTGGATTGTATATACTTTTAGCAACTGCAGTTTTCTTATCTTCTATAGCAGCTGCTATTTTAAAACGCATCAATTCATTAAAACGTTCTACAGCATCATTTGATTTGTCAGATACTATATTATCTAACATAGATTTTATAACTGCTGATTGTTCCATAATATCTCCTTACTGTTGTTGCGGCGCAGGTGGAAGGCCCATTTGTGGCATAGGCTGATCCCCGCTCATTTGTTCTTCCATTTTTTCTATTTCTTCATCTGATAATCTTAAAACTTTTTTCATAACATATTGCTTACTAAAAAATGTGCCTATAAAGGGTGCCATAGTTGTCAAAACATCCATCCTATTTCTAAGATTCTCAGCATCCTTCATTTCAGCATAATACTGATCCTGAGCATACCTATATTTTATACTTTGTTTAAAGGTATTCCAATCTGCATCAGTAATAATATTTTTTAATATTAAATTAGTTCTAAGTAAATCATCAAACAAAGTGTTAAATTTTTTTCTTAATCTATCTACGAATTTGGCGAATTTTATTTCGTCTCTACTTATTTCTGCAGCACGGCCAAAATTAAAACCAGATTGTTGCTGAAGTCTAGATAAAGGAACGTTCAATGCTTGATATAATTTATTTTGAAAATAATTTATATCATCAATCTGCCCCAAATTTTCACCACCAGGTAAAGTGGTTATTTCAGTGCCTCTACCACCTTCACGTCTTGGTAACCAAAAATCCTCAAGCATAGACATAAACTTTCTATCGTCTCTAATCTCACCTGTTTGAGAATCATATACAATTTTATTTCTATATCTAGCCATTATATCTTTTAGATATTGTTCAGCTTTTATCTTAGGCAAATTACCTACATCAATATAAAAAATTCTTCTTTCAGGGGCCCTAGCTAGTCTATAAATTACTAAAGCATCTTCCATCATCTTTAATTGATTTACAGGTTTAATTGCTTTATGCAAATAACTAAGAACAACATTATTTTGTAAATCATTAATACCAGATGGAACGAAAGTAATACTATCAGGCATGATTTTTATACTACCATTATTTACAGTAGTAGAAAAAGTGGCATTGTATGTCAAACCCTTATCATTATAGATATAGAATTCTTCATTTTTTACAATTAATTCTATGCCAGTCTTAGTATCTTTTTGTTTTTTGATGTCTCGTACCTTTTTAATTTTACGAGGATCGATTTGTCTAAGAGATACTATACCTTTTTTAGGAGCCTCGGTGTCTATTACTTTTTGATAGTATAATCTACCATCTATGTACCAACGCCTAAAAATGTCATAAGCTTTTTTATTAAAATCTAAAAGTTTAATGATATTATTAAATTCTGCCCTAATGGTTAACTTAATTTTATCGTCTACATCTAAATCATCTAAATCTATATCAACTGGATTTTCATCGTCTATTCCAGCTATTGCTTCAGTGACGATTTCATCTACAGCAGAAGAGCAATCAACATACATTGCTGCTTCTCTATATCTAGTAACTAATTCTGATTCAGATTTAGTTGTGGCATCTAATTCTACGTAAGTTCCAAAATAACCGCCACCTTCAACCGTCGCCACCCCATCATCAGGTACAGGAGTGATAAAGTCCTGAGATTTGGAAACTTTATTCTCCTGTTTGGCAATGGTATACCCAAATAAATTAACCGCCATAATTAAACACTCTCAATTATTGTACTGGGGCAAAATTAGCAGCAGTGTTAACTATCTGAGCGCCAGGATTAGGCGCAACAGTAAACGTCTGATACTGAAATGTGGCTCCAAAAGATGAAATTTGATCATTCAACGAAAAGTCTAACTGAACATCACCCACGTCTGTAGGAAACACGTCCTGCAAATTGTATACTTTCAATTCATTACCATTACGATCCAATTGTGTGATTTGCATATTACACATATATTCAGAAGGACGTAACTTACCTACTTTTGTAAGTAAATTATCCATACCATTCATCCAAGATTCTAAAGCTGACCTGATAGTAAAATCAGAATCATTTAGAATCAATAATTGAATAGGTGCAAAAACTCTATCCCCTGCGTATTTTATTTCTCTACCTCTGTAGAATACAGGGGCAATACCTATAACTTGACCCGGTAAAGATGCCTGAGTTACTAAAAAAGGCACCTTTTGCCCTGCAAGAGAAGCGTTAGGAACGAACCCTGCAGGAAAAGTCATTGTTACTGCAAACTGATTAGGTCTAGCACCACCATTAGTAAGTGCTGACTTAAACTGATTTACGTTAAATCTAATTGCCATTTATTACCCCTTATGCGCCTACTTCTTCAAAACTGATACCTGAACGAGTCGCAATAAAGTTCAATTGAATGTAATTAATTGATCTTGCAGGTTTGATGAATATATCCGCAATAAATTCGTTACGATCAACTACTTCAGCAGTATTATTAGTTTCATCGCAAACAACTTTGAAATCATTAATACCTCTGCGGCCCTGTACATCTCTAAGGAAAGGCTCAACTAGATTTCTAAACTGTGCTCTTGTGAACGCATCATTAAATTCAAACAACTGAAACTTGGCAGCTGTTGCTATAGCTTTTTCTAAAACAATGAATAATCTTCTTACATTTATTCTATCAAAAGCGCTTGGTCTAGACAACATAGTTTTATCGCCAAATAATATTGTACCTTGCCCAGGGAAAGATACAACAGGATTTATTTCAGCTTTATATAATGTATCTCTATCAGTTTTTGAAGGTGAATATGCTAATTTAACCACATTCTTTATTTGGCCTCTACTAAATCCTGCAGGTGAAAACCATGGATCATTAGTGAAATCTGTTCTAGCACACAAACCCGCGGTATCACCGTTTAAAGGAACCCAACGATAAACATCGTTATAACGATCATACTGATATTTCCATCCACTATCCATAACTGCAAAAGATGAATTAATATTTGTATCGTTTCTATAGGTTACTGTATTTGTAGCAGGTGCACTGTTATAAACTACGTTTGATTGATCTGGAGATAAGAATACTAAACAGTCTCTTCTTACATCCACAACATTGTCTAAAACCCATTTAGAATCTGCGGAATTAGCATCACCCATAGGAATTAAACTAACGTCATACAACTCATCATTCTTAAATATTTCGTACGCAGCTCTTAAATTGCCTGAGGATGGAACACCTTGAGCGCCATCTTGCAAATCCATTTGCCTAATACCATTTGGAAACCCACCAGATGATATAGCAGACAACCTTGTAAAGGTATTACTTTTTGCGGTGCTACCCCAATTAGAAATACCAGTATAATTAGGATGAGCTAACCAACGAATATATTCTGATCTTTGATTAATTACATCTTTGTAATAGTTAGTAGAACCATCTGCATTTTTAGCATCAGCAGCTTTGGATACATACGCATACTTTTCTATTACTGTGCCTGCTGCACCAGAAATTCTACCGTCAACATCTATAACAGCAACATGCAATTCATCACCTGTGCCACCTAATGTGCTTACATAGGACGATGTGCCAGGAACAGATCTAAAACTATTACTATATGTCCATGCACTAAAATCTGAAGTGCTAGTGGAATCGAATAAGGATACTCTAATTGAATTACCTAACTCGCCAGGATATTTGGCAGCAAATTCTCCAAAAGTACTATTACCTGAAGAATGGTTATTTAGATAATCGTCATCGTTGTAAACTATTTTATCATTAGTTAAAACTATATTACTAGTAGCTGTAACATTTGCATATACGTTACAAGAATCTCTGCCGGTAAACAATCCACCGCCAGTAATATTATCAATAAGATAAATTTCAATTCTTGGTGGGTTTACATAACCATCGCCCGCATTTGCCAATGTAAATCCTGTAATAGCATTACCAGAAACAATAACGCCTACATTGGCTACGGTAGCCTCTAAATTGTAAGTAGAGGATTCGGGCAATGTAACTAATGCTGCAATATTAGCATTACTACTACCGCTAGGACCAGCAACCCCCGGAGGCAACGCAATACTAAAAACTTCGGATTCTAATGCGGAACTTACTTTTCTTAGAGCAACTGCGTTTCTAGCAACGCCTTTATTGGCAGCGCGAACAACTTGTAAATTGTTACCATAACCTAGGAAATTAGCAGCAGTAAAAAATGATTTATATGTAGTATCGTTTGGTCCACCAAACTTTTTATATAGATTATTTTCAGAATCAATTGTGATTACTTCTTCCACAGGTCCCCATTGAAAGGTTCCGGCAAATGCTCCGGCCGTTGTAGCAACTGCAGGGACAATTGATGTCAAATCCTTTTCAGTTACTAAAACTCCAGGTGAAAGCTGAAATGCCATCTTGTTCTCCTTAAATTTTATAGATAGTTGTCTTTCAACTATGAATACTATTTATTTATAAATACCAAAGTTTAGACACTTTCCATCCATTTTGTTTTAAGTTTTTGCATTTCTTTTTCAGGATCAGAATTGAACCATATATCATCCCCAATTCTTTCTGGAGGAGATTCTTTTAATTCCCCAATATCTAATATCCCAAATGGGGTCAAATCTTCTTCTATGTACTTAAACTGTTCTTCATATAGAATAGTTCTAAGATTAATATTAGTCAATTCTTTGAAAAATGAATTATTAGCAGCCCAACCTAGTAAAACTAATGTCATTACCAAATCATCATGATAACCTGCATCTGCAGCAAATGAATTTCTTACTTCTATAAAAGTAGATATTTCGTGGATTATATCTGGATCATGAATTAATAATTTATTAGTTTCAACTAAACTCTTAAAATTTGTACAACCTAAAGATTTGACTTGCTTTGTAGTTCTAACCCCTAGAGTAGCACCAGATTGAAATCCTGCTGAGATAAATTGCCCAGATTTTGAACTATGTCCCACAAAGAAAACGTTTTCATATTCTAATTCAGAATACAATGCGTCTGCAACTTGTTGTCCATTATCATTTATTTCTACTAAACAAAATGCGTTATTATAATCTTTAGCAACCTTATGAATAATATTCGGATACATTAAAGGGCTTATTCGATTACTTCTATACTTCGCAACAACTTTATATGGAAATGAGGTTATATCTGTTACAGTAAAGGCGCAATGATCTCCACCGACTCCCCTAGACGTATCTGCAACTAAAACATAAGTATGATTTTCGCCTTCAATTTTGCCATCATCATTTCTAGTTGCTCTTATTGGTTCTTCTAATATATCTAAATTGTCTTTAGAAAACACAAACCTTTTTGCTGACATTCTAGAAATCGTATCTGGATTAATTAAAGTATTTGAAGAACCTAAAAATCTACATAATACTTCTTGATTAAATTTTAGATCGCCAAGTAAGGCACGCTGTTGTTCTGCCCATTCCTCGGTTCTACCTGGAATTTTACTGTAATGTATATAGTGATGAATAAATCCATTTAAACCCTGTTCAGCCTCATTCCAGAATTTCCAAAAATGATTATAACCTAAAGGAGTGGATGTCAATAATATTTTTGTAGTTTCACCTGAAGAAATTGTAGGATAAACTGAAGTAAAAAATTCATCAGCCAAAGTATTAGGAATAATAGCAGCTTCGTCAATGTATAACCAATTTACAGATTTACCGCGAATACCAGAACTAGAAGTAGCTGATGTAAAAATTCTGCATCCATTTTCTAATTCTATGTCACCCTTATTCCAAGTTTTCAATCCTTGTTGCATCCACAAAGGTAAAAATTCATACATTAACTGATATCTATAAAGCACTTCTCTTGCAGCAGACGATTTATTAGCTAGTATTGCTACAGTTTTATTTTCTTGAAATAAAGTATACCATAAAATACAAGCAGCTGCTGTAATAGTTTTACCTTGTTGCCTACCCTCCATTAATATAACTTTACGATTGTTAAGTATAATATCTACTTTTTCTTTTTGACAATCGTACAATTTAAATGGCACTAGGCCTTTATCTAAAGAAACTATAAAACAATAGTTTTCAATAAAATAAATAGGATCCTTAGCACACTTTAAGATTTCCTTAACATTATCCTCAGTGTACTGAATTGGAAATCCAATTTGTTTTAAATTTTGATTTCCATTATAAGAATTTTTTACACTACTTGTTGTCATTCTGATTCTTTAATAACTTCAATAATTCTGTAGTAGAACCGGCAAATACAATATTATTTTGAGTACCAATACTATTAGTTTTAATTGCTGGATCTTCTATATCTAATTCTTTTACTTTCTTCTGTAAATCTAATAAATCTTTAGTCATATCAGACATAGTTTTCATTAATTGTCCTGCAACTTCAAATGATCTTGGATGCTCAGAATTTCTAGCCAAGTTAATCATGTCATCTAATGTAGAATCACCTTTCATAATTAAACTACGTAATGTCCTGCGAGCTAATTGATAATCATCCTCAGTATCTTCTCTTTTATTAGAAGATACTACGGGCAAATAATCTTTACTTATATTTGATTCGGGTAAAGGTGTCAAATCAAAAATTTTATTCAATTCATCAATATTTTTCATTAGAAATCTTCAAATGTTTCAATAAAATCGATACTATCCCCAGGTTTGGCTGTATTTGGTTCCACCTGAACTGTGTATTGTTGTTTTCTATCAGTTAAATCTGAGTTATCAAAAGTGTTGGCTATTACCTTTCTAATAATACCCTGTCTATTAATAGGACCATAAAAATTAAGTTTCATTATAAATGATAGTGTCCAAATAATAGAACGTCTAGAAGCAAAGTCCCCTTCATAATTATCTTCAAATGATAAATTTTCTAATAGAATAGGTAAATCATTTTTTATATTTAAGGCGGGAATTGCCTTTAAAGTTAAATTATAATCTGGATTAAAATAGGGTAAAATCTGTTCAACAATTTGTAAACCATCATCTTGATTCTTAGAATAGATATACAAATTTATATTAATGTTATAAGGCGAAGGAGCATATTGCATATTCAATGTGGTGGTACTAGTATTCAAACCTCTGTTTTGTTGGATAGGAGATATTTTTCTTGCAGGGTCGTACTGAATACCAGACATTTCAAATGACATTCTAGGCAAAATAATTTGAAAGCTTTTTTGCTCTACATCCGGCTGCTGTTCAATTCTGGCTAAAAATTTCTGTTTAGGAGCATATGCTAATGGCACTCTTAAGGATTCTATCACCTCTCCCGCAGAATTTTTTCTGTCTATAGTAATTTGATTAAACATATTTCCAAAAGCAATTATAGCTTTTCGAATTGTGCCCCAATAAAATTTCTCATCTAACATTATTTGAATACCTCACCGAATGGATTTCTTTCTGTGAAATCTAAAATATCATCAATATTGGTATCAAAATCATCATTTCTAATATTAGATTCTTCTTCTAAATCATTATATGTTTCTAAAATTAGACTTGTAGCTGAAAATTCTTCCAATAAAAAACTATCTCCATTTTCCTGAAGTAATTCATAATTGGTAATATCCATATCTTTTTCATCAGCTATATCATCTATTTCCTCTATACCGGTATCTATATTTTCACTAGAATACTGATACAATTCACACTGTAATGTAAATACAAATATTTTACCTATTTGGAAAAATGGTGTTTCGTTTTCAACTTTTCTTATTTCAAAAAAAGATTTAGTTAAAGGAAAATATAGAAGATCGCCTTCAGCGGGTCTGGTATCTAATATTTGATTTCCTGTTCTACCAACAGTTTCAAGCCATCTTTTTCTTGAAACTATAAAATTAGCAGTGTCTCTAATTTCCAAACCAAACTTTGTCATTAGTTCGCCGTCACCTTCAAACCCACCCACATTCTGTAAATACATTTCCAAAGGATAAGCATGTTCAAAAGAATTTAAAGGATCCTCACCTAAAATTCTATCCTTATTATAAGCCTTGCGAGGAATGTAATAGATATCAAAACCATAAATCTTCAGACACTCTATAATTAAATCCTCATAGAGATTCTGCTCCGATCTACGTCCCATCGGTATACCGGATTGAAAATAATGATTTGTAGGCATTTGTTCTTTTCTATTGACTTTCTATAGACAAGGCTATATACTTCTCTATGAAGCTAGATGATATTAGCCTGTAAAAAAGTCCACAGGTAATTCGAATCGAAGTTGTATTTCATCTTCAATAACCTTTATTTCATCAATAGCTTCTTGATATATTTTATCACCGTTTAATACTACACCACCGGGTAATTGTACTCCATCAAACTTCTTGATGTTTTCACCCCATTGCCTTTTAAATAACGCAGTGCAATATCGTTTTAAAAACATATCATTATAAACATCGGTATACGTATCCGGATCAAGTATTCTATAGCATTCGATAATAATATAATCGCCGGCTACAGCATCAGCTGCCCAATCCATATCTAAATACAATTTATTCATATGCCTATTAAAACGAATAGGTTTAATACCTACTAGTAATTGATTAATTAATTCTATATGTTGTTTTACTTGGGCATAGTAAATTAAATCTGTAGACATTAAACTATAAAGATCATTTATTAGTATTTGGTATCTAATATCAAAAATATTAATACCAGAACTTCTATTACTAAAAGGCATAACTCTATTTACGCCCACTATATTATCATTTAATTCTACTGATTGGCTACTAATATTGTTAGCGGTTAACTGGTGCTTTAAGTACACCATTTCAACTGCATCATAATGATACTCTCTATAGAATTGAAAAGCATCATCTATTCTGTCCTCAATTTGATCTTCATCAATATTGATTTCAATTACAGGTTGCCCTAATCTACGTAAACAATAATCTTTGAGTGCCTCTCTTGATGTTACAGATGCCATTATTTTGTTACCTCAGGTAAAACAGTTATAGCGCCTTCTTGTATTCTATAAACCAAATTAGAGTCATACAGTTCAACATCATAGACGTATCTGCCCGCTTTTAGGTTTGCGGTTTCGCCATAATTTAATGATATCGTGATATTACCTGCAGCATTACTATTTATACTTGTCGTAAATGTTGTCGCATTCGCTGAATAATACGACCTACGCATTTTTGCTCTTGGGGACAATCCAGTTATATCTATAGCAGATTTGGCTTTATCTTGATAAAGTACGTATTCTACAAAAGTAGCACCTTGGTCAACTACTAAATCTTTATATCTTTTTACCATTTTAAGATTCTATTTGTAATACTGATAGTTGTATTTGTATAGATTTAGAAGTACCACTAGTATTAGTTACCTTACAATAAATATAACCCGTAGTATTAGCATCAAATCCTGTTATAGCTGGTGTATATACCTCAGTTTGTGCTGCAGGAGTTTGTAAATCTAATAAAATACCTGCATTTGCTGAATAAGATGTACCGTACGCTCTAGCAGCATCTGCTGTTCTTGCATCAGAACTTATATAACATTGCACTCTTGATTGAGAATTGGTAACAAGCTTGCCTATAAAATAAGAACTATAACCTGTTACATTAAAGCTTTCTGAGGCACCAGATGCTAAAGTGGCAGTATTTGCTGTTAATGTTGTTCTTGTGCTAAGACCAGATCCACCACCTATTAGACTAGTACCATTAAAACTTATGGTGCCCGCATTAGTAATTACCAAACCAGTTTGACCATCTACAGCTAAACCTACACTATTAACGCCCGAATGATATAAACCACTTCTTCTAGCATTA